ACATCTCTGCAATGCGTAATTCTGTTACACGATCTTCATATGCTTGCTCAAAACCTTCTTCGTGAAGATAGTTTTCTATATTACCCCAGAGTCTTTTGAAGTAAGAGTCGTATAGTCTTTCAACAGTATTATCGTTTTCAGAAATATCTATTAATTGACCTTTAATCATCCAGTTAAATCGGTTGGCATCTTTACGTACTTGTGGTGAGCACATTGTGGGACCTCCTTCATATTAGCGCATGATTTATTTATGAAGTATGTTACCGGCAAGAGCGAACTGTTACCGGTAACACTTGTAACAAATTGTTACAGTCCGTTGGGAACGATAACATAGTGGATCATAAGTACTAGAGCAACCGAAGCGCCTAGACCAATCATCATTTTCATAAAGTCTCTTCCAACTAATGGGAATACACTCTTGAACTTCATCTTGCCAGTAAACGATGCAATAGCAAGTTCACGTCCTGCAAGCATACCAACAAATACCCACGTTGTTGACATTGGAATGTCGTTAAGTTCTTTGAAGAAGTATAGACACAACCAGTAGAATAAGTCAATCAATGTCGCAGATCTTACATATCTTGTATTGTGTTTCTCTAATACAATTTCTTGTATCTTACCTCCACGTTCTCTAAACATAAAGAACAATCCAATCACGAATACACCACTTACCATAATCATTAGATCTACTGGTACTTGTCTCGGAAGGAACACTGCAATGTTAGCCATATCGTGAGACAACCAAGTCCACCATAAACCACCTGTTGCAAACCACTGAGCAATTCGCCAATAGTTTTTATGTTCTTCTTTAACTGGTGCTGCTTCATCGAGTGTTCTACTTATAACATACCATGCTCCGTAAGCAAACAAAGCTGCAATACCGTATCCCATAATAGATTTCATTAGCATTTTTTCCAACACAAAGGTTGAAGCAAACACAGATAATACTAAAAATGATGTTGAAACAGGTACACCAAAACGTGTTAATACAACTAGTATGCCTGGTGCAGCTGCATGATACCATTGTACTTCTTGCCACGGAATTTTGTTTAATCTACCGTATGATATATCACCGCCATTTACAACCCATCCATACCAAAGAGTTGCTAATAGTACTGCTGATGCAGCAATCCATAATGTTTTATAATTATATCTCTCATTGTTTGATGCCATCCAAGTACCGAGAGTCTGTACTGAATCGTTAGCAATAACTGCATATGCAGCAAATAGGAACCCGACAAGGCTCCATAAAGTTAACATTTCCATTTAATCTTCCTTTCTTTATTGGTGCTTTTACCACACCGTTTAAGTAAATAAAAAGAGCTGGCTTTGACCACCAACTCTCATTTATTTATTTAGTCATCGTCGCCTATCCAAAGATTTATTATGATTAGGTTACCATCTTTCTTTTTTACAACATGATCAATTTTAAGCTCACGTAGTGCTTTTCTCAAAGCTATCATTTTAGGCTTTTTTTCAGTTTCAGATATCATTTACAAAGCTTTCTTTAAATCACCGTGGTTGCCCTCGTGGCTTGGAGCAACCCAGCCGTCTGGTTTCATTAAATCTGGCAACCCAAACGGATTCGGACGGCCTTCTTTAACGCCAACAGATTTTGCCATATTAGCGTTATAAACTTTTTGCCAAGCAGCAGTAGCATCAACACCAAATACATCGAGAGTCCCAATAGCAAAAACACACATGTCGATAAGACCATCCACGATTTCTTCAGGATCTGTTTTAGCGACATCGCCCACGAACTCATACTTGCCATCTTCATTAACAACCAAGCCCATATCAGCAGCTTCTGCAGTTTCAAGTAACTCCTCCAAACACATGTTCATACGGAAAGTAAGATACTTCGCCATAAGTTGTGTGTCACCCTTATTGGCTTCAAACCAATCTTTTACACCAAACTTGTGGTGCATGTCGTTAATGTCTTTAGACCAGTTATAGCTCATAGTTTACTCCTATTTCATTTAATTAATTATAATACAGTATTGTAAGAATGTCAACAATTAATCTTCAATTCTTCGTTCCCATTTTGCAGCTCGATCCACGCCACGGGCAGCAAGTTGGTCTCTAACATTTAACTTTTCCAACTTTAGTTTTTTAACAAACTCTTCAGGTGCTTTTTCAGCTTCAGCAGCTTCAATTAGTGCATGAAGCTTTTCGTGCCGTGCTGATAGTGCTTCTAGTTCTTCAATATTCATTTTGTACTCCTATACAAAGAAATCATCAAGTGTTGCAATTTTTACTGCAGACCAACCAACTGCTTCTAGGATAGCTTCTAGAGGCGATAGGAATACTTTTTCAAATTGCTTTTCGTAGTCAATATAATCGTGTAAACCAAATTCTTTAGGAAGAACACCTGGAAACGAGATGATGTTTTCTTTAATCGGGTTTGGTGTTTTTAGATAACAGAATTTGATCTTGTCGCCACCTTGTACTGATGTAAACTTTTTAGATAGACCGTTTTCATTTAGATAGTGGTTATATAGAATACAGCCACGAACGTGCATTGGGCAACCCTTCTTATACATGTTACCATTACCGCGTTCACGATACTTATCAATGTTGTCAGTACCGGAGTTGCGACCAATATCTTCGGGAGGAAGCTTATAGAATTCTTGTCTGAAGTCTTCGATAAACTTTTGGACTGCAGCTTCATCGCCATTCATAATAACAGAGAACGATTGCTTTAGTTTGTTGCGACATACTTCTGGTGTAGAAGATCGTACAGACTCAAGACCTGTTACAGAAATCTTTGGTTCTTCGTAGTGAACACCTTCTGAGTTGAGAGTATTCATAATGTAACGCTTCTTAGCAATGAATACAGATTTATCAGTAATCTTTTCTCGTTTCATTACCATCGCTTGACGATAAGAACCCATCTTAGCTGCAAGTTCGATATAACCATTTTCGATTACTTCTTCGATTTTAGAAGAACAAACCTTATCAAGGAACTCTTCGCCTTGCTTGCGGCCGATATCTGTTGTACCGAAAGATGCTTTAACTAGTGGACCAAAGTCAACGTAGATTGAATCGGTATCGATATAAACAATATAATCTTTGTCTTTAGTTTTTAAGATCTTATTGAGGTAAGTGTTAACTGAGTTTTCAGCGTATCGAATAGATAACTGGCCTGATGTTGTAATAGCTTCAGCCATATCGTTAATATAGTACAAGAAGTAAATATTAGCAGTTGCACCGTATAGAGAGTTCATAGCAATCTTGATAGCCATTTGCTGGTTATGTAGATTGTTTGCTTCACGTTTAAGAGCAGCTTTACGAGTAGGATCAGTAGCATTCTCAAGTTCTTGTTCTACACCAAGCATCTTCTTCTTGATTACAGAACGGTTGCCATAGTATTCATCAATGATTTCAGGAATTACACCTTTGAATTCATTTGTAAAACATGCACCGTTTGCACCAACTGATACAGACTTATCATTGTTTTGATATTCACCTTTGAGTACCATATCTTGAGACACGTATTCGCGACGATCACTAACATAAGTTTCTGGTGACATATTATATTGCAACATTAAGTGCGGATATAGAGAGTTAAGATCGAATGATACAATCCAAGGATGCATACCAACCTTTGGAGTCTTAACATAACCACCTACAAGTTCACCAGCTCGAGCACCAGGACCACCTTTAAGTGGTGGGACACGACCTTCTTCGATAAGTTTACGATATAGAGTTGTTTCCCATATGCCAACTGTACCGAATGCATCATTAAAGTTTACACCGCCACCATAAGCAACAGTCATAACTAGAGATAACAAACCAGTTTCATCTTCAAAGCGTTGAATAAGCCACGTGTCTTTAAGGTTATAATCGAGATATAGTTGTGGGTTTTGTTCGTACAATTCAGTAAGTGTACCATACTCTGAGTAATCGAGTTTCTTTTCACCGAGTACTACATTAGCAATATGATCCAGCTTCCATGATTCTTGTGGGCCATACTTATAACCAAACTTCTTGAATGCATCCATATAATCGACTACAGCAACACCAGATATTTCATATGTTTGCTGCATCTTGCCAAAGAATTCACGACCTGTTTGACGAATAGAGCGCCAAGGAGAAAGATCTCGTGCAAACTCTTCGCCGAATAGACGAGACATGCGTGTTATAATATATTGAATATCGAAGTAAGCTACGTTCCAGCCGGTTACAATATCGGGATAGTCATTACACCACAACTGCCTGAACCTACGAAGCAATGCTTCTTCAGTATCAAACTTCATAAAGTGAATGTTATCTGGATCAATATCAAGTAACGTTTGTGATTTGTCGTAGTCTTTACGGCCGAGCAGATGATAATCATCA